CGGTATTTTGAGTTCGTTTAATAACGACATATAGCGGTCTGCGACCTGATAGTCACAGATCACTATATCATCACCAACTACTGCATAAGGAATTCTAGGTCTCTTTTCGAGATAAGAAGCCAAACGCACTAGAAAGTGGTTTGTAAGTGCCAACAATGGAAAAGATGAATATGCGCCCATAGGTTGTCCAGTCTTGTAAAAGACCGGATCTCTACCATTATGGAATGGCCTCTCGGTCATAACAGTTTTGATAGAGTCTATGATACAATCATAATCTGAGTCACTCAGATCTGATTTACGGCATTTTCTCAAAAGAGAACGCAAGATAAATAAAGACAGAGAGAATGGTATAGTGTCAGTTGCACTTGAAATGTCAACTGAGACCATATCATAATCCCTGTTACAGAGATACTCTACCCCTCCAAAATGGTTAAAGGTGAAGTCTTTAGGAATCTTCCTAAGGACCTCATCCATCATCATATGGAAAGGTCGGAGGGCTATCTGTGAATAAGAATCTAAGAGAGCTACAACCCTCGTCTTACAGGACCTGTCTTGTATACCCATCACTTTCGAGATGATAGGGATATAAGATGGATCTGTAATTTCGTTAGGGTCGTAGTTATCTTGGAGATTCATATCCAGGTAGAACCAGAGTTTTCTGATGGCTTCCCACACAGATGGATATCTGTGGAGTGCCATAAAATCTTGCTTTTGCGATGTTAAAGGGGACCCGTTTGGACCACCTGAAAGAGAAACTCTTACAGGAAACTCCATACCCCCCGTTCTATTATTAGAATCGATAGTGATATCGTTTGTGAGATTACCAAGTCTTGGAAATTCGGGATTAAAACCGCCTTTCAAGACTTTATAGTCACCTAATAAATGATACGGAAACCTGAGAAATTTATATGATACTACCTTATCGATAGCATCTTTATAGGTCTCAAGAAACCTCTGAACATCACCTCCTTCGTATTGGATAGACCTTAGGTCGATCTGCGGAACAACAAACATATTTCTATGAATGCTGAAAAGGAATTTAGTCATCAGACTAGTAACTCCTTCTGCACAGAAATGCCTAGAAGAGGCCCATTTGGTCGTACCATTTAATAGGTACGATCTCTCACTATCTTTAATTCGTGAGGCGACGGTTTTTATACCTTCGCAATGGATCCATCTAGGGATCTTTCGCCTTAGGGCCCATACTAAACGCATTGTTGCGTCGTTGTTGGACTTAGATAGAACGATCATGAAACGTAAGACTTTATTGTCCCAAAGTAATCTAGAAAATGATACTTTGGAACTATAACTTTTACTAATATTCATGTTATTGTTATATTTTAATTCCCCGCATGCTACACTGTTGAGCAGTATAACCTACGGTTTTAAGTTCATTCCACCTTATGGGTGGACGGAAACATTCACTAGGTTTAGACAAGTC